AACCAAACCCATAGTTCTTGTTTGATGTCATCGGCGTCCAGCATCTTATATCGTTTGTTATATTCGTATGAGATATGAGTTACTAGACCACCGTAGTTGTCTAAGTAATGTTGCACTATGTCCCTTTATGGGTTTTAAATTTTAGTCTTCTTGACTAGGAACTCCATGCCATTTGCTTCGGAGTACCATAAGGGCAATTGCTGAATAGTTTAACAGGTCTATGAAGGAATCTTCTATAGACTCGTTCTTTGGCGTGTCTTTTGTTTCATATATTAGATGATTAAGTCTGGCTATTTTGTCATGCATTCGTACTAGAAGGCCATTTAAGGCCCCTCCAGGGGCATTAGCAATGTTTTTAGGACCATAGTCTAGTTGCTTTTGGACTAACAATTCCCATGCTTCATTGTATATGGCAATAGATTCGAACTTAAAAGTTTCAAGATTATAGTCCATTCATGAACTCCTTAAGGTCGTTATCAAAGTCTGCTGTAGATATTAGGGTGACGTATTCTTGCATCCTGTCATTGGCTTCTTTAGTACTACCTGCTTGTACCCATGAGCCAACAATGTCTAACATTATTAGGGCTTCGTCGCGTTTGTTTTCTTTAACTGTGTAATAAATATCAGCCAGCATTCTGAATATTGGTATCGGACCTGTTGTTGAATTAAGTTGTGCTGCTGCTAATGGTTTATCTTCGAACTGTTCGTAAATAGATTCATTAGATTTCCAAGATTGTTTTAATCTTGTCATTAATGTACTGTGCTCCATGTTTCTGAAAGACACTGTTTACATCCTCTCCTGTAGGCATCTGCAAGATGCGTGTTGTGTTCAAACTTCTTTGTATTCTTTTGCCGAACTCCATGCCAGCATCGTCACCGTCTGCTAAGACAATGACTGTATCGAAATCTTCGAATACTCTTGGATAAAATTTCTTCCAAGACGTCGCACCTGGCGCACCAACCGTCGGGTGCGATGTCGTCGCAGCCATAGTTATTGTATCCATTTCACCCTCACAGATACATACATATTGTTTTGCTTTAAACAATGCTTCAACATTGTATAAAGTTGTTTCCGCCGAAGGTAAACCTAAATACTTAGGTTCTTCTCCGTTGAGTGCGCGGAATCGGATATCAACTACACCACTTCTTGTGATGTATGGAATTGAAAGTCGTCCTTGATATTGTTCATGACTCGGTAGTGGGTCTTCCACGACGCCCAGGTGGAATTGATTTGCGGCTTCCTGGGACAGTCCTCTCTCTGCCAAATAAGGTAACGCTTTTACTACTGTTGTAGCGTATTGATGTGCCGCCTTGATTAAGAATTGTTTCTGCGATGGTGAGAGCCTCACGAAATGTCACTCCTTCTTGTTGTTGAATAATATTATATGCACTACCTTTGACGTCGCAAGCAAAACATACGAACGTGTTGTCGTCAAAGTTTACTAAACCTGAGCGAATTGAATCATCATGGAAACAGCAACGCATGCTGCTTCTACCCCACTGACGTGAAGGTACTTTACCGCCGTAATGTTTTAGTATAGGTCCAATAGGTGGGTTCTCAACACTAGCCATCAATATATCCTGCATGTTTCAACAGATACATATACATCCAGAACGGCATTGAAGCATACCATTCAGAAACATCTGTTGTCCCTTTGCGTTTATGAATAACAACACCTGTCTCAGCATTAGCGTTAGTTACTTCTACTTTTAACTCTTCCATCCACTGACCAAGCACCATAGTCTTATGGTTCTTTATTTCAAACACAACATCAGATATTCCTGAGATGTCACCTTTATCAAACGCACCTGTAAGTGCACGTCTTTCTGCAGGTATATTCCATTTATCTTTAAGATAATTAACTACAGCAGTTTCAGCAGATGTTCCTTTTGCTTTTGATTTACTCATTATCATCCCACTCTTTGCTGTCCAAAGACATACATTGACTGCATAGTATTGCCCAACCGTAGGCTACTTGCCCACCGTCCATATCACAACGTTCACATCTGACTACAACATAGCCAGAGTCAGTTTCATTCTCCAGAGGAAACATCTTTTAATTGCATACATGCTGGGTCGAATGAAAGCATTGTGAAAGTTCTACCTGTTGAATCTGCTCTACCATATCTGTTCTTAACAGCAGCCACACACAGATAGTTTCTTTCCCCTACTTCTTGTTGTCCAATAGTTAATATCAGCGCAGGGATTTGATTAACCATACCTTGTACAGCAGACCTTGGTTGACAAGGTGTTGCATCAAAAGATTCTTTAGTATGGTGCAAGATAAGTACACAAGCATTAGTATCACGTGCCAAATACTTTAACTCTTTCATAGCAGCACGCATACCTGAGAACTCTTCCATACCATCCATTGCAATATCCATAAGATTATCTACCACTATAAGAGTTGGGCTACATCCCCATACTGTTTCAAATGCTTGAACAGACTCATCAATGTCTGACAAGGTAGGACTAGAATCAAAACTCCATTTAATATTTTCAAATTGTCTTAGTAAAGATTCTGCTTTATCCTTTTCAAACTTTAAAATGTTTTCTGCTTGTGCTTGGCTAACACCTGTTGCCATTGAGTACACACGCATACCCATAGTGTGCGCATTAGTATCAGCAGAAACATAAAGTGTTGGTACTTGTGCGTTAACTGCTATTGCTAAAGCAATAGAAGATTTACCAGCACCAGGTGTACCTGCAACAAGATTTAATTCTGCTCTTCTAAAAACTATTTCGTTGGCTTGAAGACTTTTGAAAGCGGCGGGGAGTGGTTCCCCGCCTACTTCCTTCGCTCCGATAGCCCTGTAAAGGGTTCTCATTACTTCGCTTTAGCCATCTTCTCTGGAACATAAGAGTTCCAGTCTGGCTCAGTCTTCTTTAGATAAATTGTTTTACACTTATCTGTAGCGCCTTGGGGTGCTGCACAGAAAAATCCTTTGTATACCCCATATTGCCCTTGACCCTGAATTGCTGACATTTTTCCATGTAAGCAATGACGAGTAGGTGCATCACCAGTAGAACCCATAGACGTTGCACCAAGTGAGGCTATCGCATAATCAATGTTGTTAGTTGGATTAGCCATAACTTGTGCAGGTCTAGTTAAACCTACTGCTTCAGCAAATGCTTCTAAAGTTCCGACGAAGGTTTCAGAAGTAATTGCTGCTGTAATTAATGTTTCGACTTCTTCTGGTGTATCGCCACGAAATAGTGGGATAGTTCCATTAGGTAGTTTGAAACTTACTTGCATTTTTGATTCAGACATTTTGTCTTAGTCCTTATCTGTTTTGTTGTACCATTCGCAATGCTTAGTGTAACCGCATATTGAACAGTGGTTGATGTTTGGAAGAAAGTTACCTTGCTTCCTTTGGCGGTCAAACTTATCCGCCAAACTTAATACCCTCTCTTTCGAGAAGAAATCTAACGACACTGGTTCAGTTGGTTCACCTTTACGTGCCATCCAATAAGAACCATACTTAGGTCTAACACCATAGATTAACTCAACACCTACAGCATAGAAACCTAATTGTAATAATGTGCTTGGGGTTCTGGACCCAGTCTTGACGTCCAGAACCACAAGGTCACCGTTAGGTAATTCCATAACTCTATCAAGTGTCATCTTAATAGAGAAGTCATTATGTTGTACGTTCATATAAAGTTCTATAGCAGGTTCATTAGTCGGTGTTGTCCACACTTTCCAATCACTCGTTGCTCTCCACTTTTGATACGACTTAAACATTTCAAAACCATTAGTGAACCACCAGTCTTTATCTTCTGGTGATTTTGATTTTGCTTTAGCAGAACGAAATGTTTGATTCAATCCATCTGGACCTAAGCGTTGAACAAAGTCATCACCTGTTGCAGTCCAAGCCTTCTTCCAATATTCGAAAGACTTATCAACGTCCATTTATATTCCACTCATCTTTGTCCCAGTCTTCTGTTGCTTGATGAACAGCAACACCACCGTAAAGCCACCATGCTGGTGTCTCTTTCATTTGTTTAACACGTGATAAGTAATACAACCATCCACAATTTAAATAGTCAGTAAGACTTGAGTAGGAGATATGTTGAGGAACTTCTTCCCCATCAATCGTCACCATGAGGGTGTGGCGAGCGCAGGTGAAAGGAGGATATAAAGCCCACGCTCACCACTTGTATAGTCAGTCTCGCCAGAAACTGACTCACATTTTATTTCTTGCTTATTGAGAAACGGATATCCGTTTTTGTTCTGTTTGTTGTACATAGTCCACAAGTGTAACACGCACCACCGTCTTTTGATATCAACGGAATTTGGCGTGTTTGCTCAGGACATTTAGCACCAGGTCTACCTGTCAAGGCTCTGACCTGCAACGATGCCTCTTCAAAAGTGTCAGCCAACCATGCTAACTTGACATCATAGACCTGGCGTAAACGCTTAGCCTCATCTGCATTGTCTTTGTCAGCCGAAAAATATAGACTAAGATTTTTAATCCCAGTCAACATTTCTACTGCACTAGGTACCCTTGTGTACACCCAGAACTGTACGTCTTTGTTATGTTTAATAACTCTACGCCATGCCTTTGTGTAATCATCTGAAAAGAAATCACCATCCCAATGTATACGAAATAGTTTCTCAGCATTGTACTTGTCGCAGTCATACTTGAAATCTTCAATCATAAACTGAATCATTTGTTGTAATTCGTTTACAGATTTATTTTGTACAGCATCCCAATTAAAAAGCAACAATTCTCTGGTGTTCTTAAATATTTTTTCTAACTTACCTGCATAACATATCTTCTCGCAGACTGATGTAGCACCTGGACAAGAAAATGCTTTACCAGATGGAAGACCAAAAGTATTTGCTACTAATGGTCTCTTACCATCTGGCAAAGTTATTGTTGCAGTTTTCCTATCGTTG